CATCGCCCGGGGGATATGTCCGGACTGCGGTGGGAAACTCCTCAAAATTCTCGGCGGGCCGCCTTTCGGCTGGAGCGAGAAGATGAAAGAGGCGAAAAAGAATGAGCAAGGAACTGACTGAAAAAGACTGCAAGGCCAGAGAGAAGAAGGTTAAGTCTGTTCTGTCTCAGATGGAGAAAGGGCTCTCCCTGACGCAAGCCTGCAAGAACGCTGACGTTGGGAAGCGGACGCTCTACACTTGGGCCGGACAGGAAGGCTGGGAATGGATTTCCGATTTCCTGAAGACCGCGAACAAATCCTATGTCGCGTCCAATGCGGAAGCGGTCGAGAGAAGCCTCATCCAACGGGCTATCGGATACACTTATGAGGAAGAGCATTATAAGCGGGTGGTGGATAAGAAGTTGGGTGGAAGTAAGATGGAGCTCGACAAAAAGATTAGAAAGAACCGCCCTGCCGATGTAACCGCCCTGATATTCCTCGTCTGCAACCTCGCCCGGGAAGGACTGACAACTATCGACTGGCAGAATGTTTATGACATTAAGATTGATAAAACTAAACTTGAGACTCTGGATGACTTGATTTCCAGTATGTTTGACCCTAATGCCGAAAAAGCAAGGAAAAAAATTAAAGGCGCATCCGCCGAGTTTGATGCCGTCGAATCTGAGGCGTTACCAGGCGAAACAGAAGAGCAGAGAGACATTAGAGAAAGCCTTAGCCTGGAAATGCAGGACTGACCCGGAGTGGTGGGTAAGACATAACCTCGGACTGACTCCATATCAATTTCAGATTGATATAATGAAGTCGGTCCTTATGAACAAGAGGACGGATGTCAAGACTGCCAATTCTATTGGGAAGACATTTGCCCTCGGAATGACCGCTCTCTATTTTCTCTATGCTTTCGGTCCTCGATGCACTGTGGTTGTCACCGCCTCGACCGACCGTCAGATATGGAGACAGTTCTGGGCGGAAGTGAAGCAGATGTGGTTCAGTCGGAGAACTAAACTCGGTGGGCGGATGTTGGAGAAATATCTTGAAGTCAGAAAAGAAGAAAAATGGTTTATGGTCGCCTTCTCAACTAAAGAGGAAGCCAGTTTCGAGGGTTGGCACAACGAAAACATTCTTCTCATTTTCGACGAATCAAAAGGGATTCCCGACCCTATCTGGCGAGGCGGAGAACGTCTCCTCCGGGGGAAGGGGGGAATAAAGAGATGGCTGGTCGCAGGAACGCCGCCAATGGCTCCCATCGGGGAGTTTTGTCAGATAACGCTGGACCCGAACAAGGCGGCTCTATGGAACCATCTCACCTGTTCTGCGTGGGACAGCGACAACGTAAGCAACGTAGATTGCGAGGAAGCGAGAAGGTCTCACGGAGAGGATAGCCCGTTCTATCAGTCAATGGTGTTGGGGAAGATTCCGGAGTTAAGTTCTTCGACCCTGATAAGTCTGAGAGATGTGGAGGAAGCGGCAATAAGAGAGACTCCTCCGGGCGGTGACATTGAGGTTGGGGTTGACGTGGCCCGGAGGGGTGAGGACGAAACAATAATCTGTATCCGCCACGGATTTAAGACAAATTTTCATATTCATCAGGGAAAAGACAGGTTGACATGGTGTATGGGGAGACTTAAACAACTGCTCAGAGGATATCAAATACAGAAACAGATTCCGATTAAAGTGGATGACACCGGGGACGGCGGTGGTTTGACCGACCTCCTTCTGGCAGAAGGGTTTATGGCTATTCCAATCAACTTTGGAATGAAACCGGAAGACCCTGATTTTTATTATGACTGGGGAACCGAGATGTTCGCTTATCTCGCTAATATTTTCGCAAACGAGCCGATATCTATTCCGGATGACCCGGTATTAAAGTCACAGTTATATCAGAGAACAAGTGTTCAATATCAGAGGAAAGCTGGTAATATTGTATTAAAACTTTTAAGCAAGGAAGAGTTAAGAAGGAATCCGGAGTTAAGAGGAATGAAATCCCCGGACCGCGCCGACGCTCTTGCCCTTGCCTTCAGCCCCATACCATTGCCGCGTGACAACGATGTGTATGTTGGCTCAACCTCTTTATTAGTCGGGATGAAAGGATGGTAAAAAATGAAGATACCTTTTTTTGGAAAAGACTCGAAACAGAAACGCAAACCGCCATCCGGAGAATCACTTCCTATGCGACAGAACTTAGCGGGAAAGATTGAATCCGGACAGAAGACCAGAGCGTCGCTTCTTGGTAATTATGGAGTCAGTTCGGGCTTTGCTTCCAAGCGAAATTATATCTTTGATCTCGATATAGACACCCTCAAGTTATATCCAACCACCACTCTTCTCAAAAACCTTCATTATCTCTGTCCCGACGCTTCGATGGCAATGTGGACCCTCCTCCGCCTTTGTGCTTCCGGTTGGACCCTGAAATGTACCAACCTTGACGGAAGCGAGAACCCTGTTGGACATGAATATCTCAAGAATGAAGTTATCGCTAACGTGAACCGGGAGAGAGGTGGTTTCGATGCGTTCCTTGATATCCTCCACAAGACAACTCTCATTCTTGGAGCCGCGTCCTGTGAGACTGTCCTCGCTCCCGACCTTCGCACTGTCCTTGATATAGTTCCTATTGACCCAGCAACTCTTGACTTCAAGTCGGAACTTATGGTGGACGGACAGGAGCGGTATGTGGCTTATCAACAGCAGATGACGGGTGCGGTGAAGATTGAAAAGGCTGGATTCTATTATGTTCCCCTCGATGTTGATATCGGAAATCCTATCGGAGTCTCCCCTATCGTCTCCATGCTCCAGATAGTCTTCTTCCAGATGCAGATGATGGACGACCTCCAGCGCGTAGTTCATAATCAGGGTTGGCCCAGATTCGATGTCACTATCCTTGAAGAGATTATCAGGGCGAAAGCCCCAAGAAACATTCTGGCTAATCCGGCGAAACTCGTGGCGTTTATGGACGCACAGATGACCGCGATAAAAGCCGAATACTCGAAGATCGACCCTGATGACGCTTTCATCCATACCGATGCTGTCAAAGTCGATATTAAGGAGCCAAGCCAAGCCCTCGGTTCAAACGCCCGTGCTATCCTTGACGCTGTGGATAAGAACCTCGCGAACGCGATGCACATTCTGACTATCTTCATAAACAAACACCGGGGCATCACGGAGACTTACGGTTCTGTCCAGTGGAAGATTCAGGTCAAGACAATCGAGAGTTTCCAAAAATGCACGTCAAGGATTGTAAACGACGCGCTTACATTTGCCCTTAACCTTGCTGGAATTCAGGGATATGGAGAGATTGTTTATAACCCCATCCCCACTGAGTCGCCATTCCAACAGGAAGAAGCCGAGTTAATGAGAGCCAAGCGTGTAACCTTTATGCGTGACGCCGGATATATTTCCCACGATTCCGCCGCATCAATGCTGATAGATGCCGAGTCCGCTGAGGGAGAACCGGTTGCAATGTTCGGCCCCGGAAAGTCGGAAGACGTTGGTGGAAGCGACAACGCTACTTCCGCTGGAGGAAACACAGGAAGAATTGAGGAAGCTAAGTCTCTGTTATTGAGGAATGGTTATGCTCTGTACCCAAAAACAAAACAATAGCCGAGACGAGTCCGAGTTTAAGGCATCATTCATAGTTCTGGCTCGTATGGGATTTCACGTCAACGAGATTGTTGTCATTCTCGGGATGAAAAAAGAGAAGGTTATCTATTGGCTTAAAACCGATTCCGACTTCTGTCAATCAATAAAACACCTTCCCTCTTTTCGGGAAGCCTATGGAGGATGATATGGAAGTTTTTCATACAATTCGCCCGAATCAATATCCGAACGAAAGCGTCACCGCTGAATGTTCGATTAAAATAGTTGCCAAAAAAGACAGAAGTAGAAGGAAGGATAAAGAAACCACTCGTGAATTTATCCCCGTATTCATGGATGATACTAACAGATGAAGGATGCGTTAAAACATAATTCTGACGTTGACCCGAGAGAGCCGCGCTGGTCGAGTATAGACCAGAATAAACTCCCGGAACTTGCGTTCTCAGACTGGAAATATCCCCACCACTGGGTGAAGGGAGGAGGTTCTCCAGACTCACGGGGGAAATACACAAAGGGTACTCTCTTCCTCAGTAAGGGAGGTTTGATAGAGGCCCTCGCTCAGTCTGACGGTAACAATGAACATCTCAATCAACATAAAACAGACATAGGACTCGATAAGGAGTTGGAAATGAAAAGGAATAACTTCCGTGCGCGGGAAACCAATCTCGGGGATTTAGGGTTTGACATCACCAGAAGCAATCATCTCGCTCCGGACGAGACAGACGGAGACCGGATATCAACTGATATAGTTAATCAGGAGTGTCGTTCGGATGATAATATCACCGATGACGAGATGGCTGCTATAAACAGAATCTCAAAGGATACCCTCACCCGGGAAGATGTTTTCGTGTTCCCGATGTGGATTTCCAACTCACTCCGCGACGCTTATTCGACCAGAATGGTTGACTCGTCTCTTCAGAACTTCGTTAATGACCTGTCTTCCGGGAGGGCACTTCAACTCGCCCACGGCGGAGGAATGTTCGGCGGCGGAGCCCTTGAGATGCCGATAGGTTCATCCTTCGACGGACAACTCACTCAGCGTGAAGGATATGAAGGGAATCACGTCCTTGGAAAGTATTATATCCGCAGGGGAATCAATACCGGCCTCGGGAATATGACCACGGATGATATTGAGAAGAATATCCGCGCAGGTATTTATCGGCGTGGCTCTATTGGATTTTCGATAGCCCCGATGGAAGGTCGTTCAGGTGGGAAATATATCTGTTCCATCTGTCGCACTAATATTCTTTCCGGCGACTGTCCTCACATCCCGGGAATCGAATATGAAGGCGAAGACGACCAGAAGGTTCTCTGTATCGCTGAAGTTCACGGCGCCGGGATGAGAGAGAGTTCGCTTGTCCCGATGAACGCCGCACAGGGGACTGTCGTCAACAAGGCGAGACAGTTCGCCGCTGAAGGAAAGTTGTCTGAAAAGAACGCGCTGGCACTTGAATATGTTTATGGTGTCAGAGTT